GAGACGCTGGTGCCGTAGATACTGCTGCGGGTGATGACGCAATGGGCGGCGGAGGAGATCCAGGAGCGGCTGCTGAAATGGGACTTGGACCGCCCCCAGCATAAATACATATATGATACTAAAAGAAATTTTTTACTACGAAAAAGAATCAGATATGAATTTTCACGACGACGATCAGTACGAGCCGGAGTATGATGATTCAATCGTAGATTTAGACGACACAAGAAAAACAAGACTTACATTGAGACAAATCAATCGTGCTCGCAAGGCTGCGGAATTACACGATAGAGAGAAAGCAAATGAGATTGAATTTGTACGACAAATGTATGGAATGGCAGCTATCAATGCAGCTCAAGGTGAAGGTGGAATGTAATATGCCATGAAAGTAGATAAAAGTCTCTACACAAAACAACAATGGCAAGTTATACGCAACGAACGCAGATCCAAAAAACTCAAAACAAAAATTGACACCAACCCAGCCTTTGTATTAGGCAACGGCACTTCTCGCAAACCAATCAATTTAGAAACACTACAGAAAAAAGGAATGACATACGGATGTAACGCTCTGTATAGAGAATATTCTCCTGACTATTTGATATGTGTTGATCCTAGAATGGTACATGAAGTAAATCGTGCTGGATACCAAAATAGTCATACAGTTTGGACTAACTACAATATATCTTATAAAAATTACAAAAACTTTAACTATTTTGATCCTATGAAAGGCTGGAGTTCAGGACCATCTGCTTTGTGGTTAGCTTCTACGCAAGGGCACAACACAATTTATATATTAGGATTTGACTACAAAGGATTGAACGGAAAAGACATTGTAAATAACATTTACGCTGACACACCCAACTATAAATGTTCGCATGAGGCAGCAACTTTTTACGGTAATTGGCTGAGGCAAACACAATCTGTTATCAGAGAATTTAAAAATACTCAATATTTTCGAGTTATAGCAAAGGATAACTTCCAACCAAAAGAGCTAAATACTTTTACAAATTTCCACACTATACTGATTGAAGATTTTCAGTCGGCATTCCAAATAATATGAGTTACGCCAAAACGGCGATTTTATGCGTGTATCTATACTGTTTTCTCCGAATGATGTAAATAAAACTATATGTTATGACAGCCTTATCATATAGTTTATAGGAGAAATAAATGGCACAACAGAAAAGACGACGGCAACGTACCAACGAAGCCATCAAGCGAGTACCAGGAAGCAAAGGCGGACCGGTAACTTCTAACAGAACTGGCGAAGACCCATATGGAGAAAGAAAAGTAGCTACAAAGAAGCCTAGTAAAACTAGGGCTCATGGAGCAGATCCACACGCAGAGGATAAAGTATCTACAAAAGAAGCTGCAGATCCATATGGAGAAAGAAAAGTAGCTACAAAGAAACCTAATAAAACTAGAGCTCATGGATCAGATCCATATGGAGAAAGAAAAGTAGCTACAAAGAAACCTAGTAAAACTAGAGCTCATGGATCAGATCCACACGCAGAGGATAAAGTATCTACAAAAGAAGCTGCAGATAAATTCCAAAGAATGCTTGAGTACCTTGTAAATGAGGATCGCGCAAAAGCAGAAGATTTATTCCACGAAATTGTAGTAGCTAAGTCACGCTCAATTTACGAGAATCTTCTCGAAGACGAAGAAGTTGACGAGGATGATGACGAGCTTGACGAAGATGACGAGCTTGACGAAGACGACGAGGACCTCGACGAGGACGACGAGCTTGACGAATATGACGAGCTTGACGAATACGAAACAACCCCATACCAAGATGCCAATGATAACGATCAAGATTATCAATCCGGACAAGAAGGTTCAACACCAGGTGGTGTAGATTATAGCTGGACTGGCGGACAAGGCACAAATGAAATCCAATTTGGAGATCATGGTACATCGGTTAGCATTCCAACAGAAGACGGTGAGTTTGGCGAAGCAACAGCAGACAATCCAGAAGTTGCTGCAATCTTCTCACAACACCTTGCTGGTGTAGGCGCAGATGACGACGCAATTGAAGCTATTGAAGCAGCCATTGATGAAGTAGATCAAAGTGTTGATTTAGCATCTGATAATGAAGGCATGTATGACGAAGCTGAAGACGATTTGGAAATGGGCGGAGATCCAGAAGGTGATTTGTCTATGGACATGGGCGACGATGACATGGATGACATGGATGCTGGTGACGAAGGCGGCGAAGTAACACAAGATCAGATTGCTGACTTGGAAGCAGAGCTTGCAGACTTGAAAGCTGAATTTGAAGAACTAATGGCAGACGGCGAAGGCGGCGACGACATGGATGACATGGGCGACGACGATATGGGAGACGACGACATGGAAGAGCCTGTAGACGACATGGGCGATGAAATGGGCGACGAGGAGATGCCAGAAGAAAATTTTCAATATGAGCAGGTGAGCAATGAGCCAAAGTCGGCTGCTCAGCAAATGCGCGAATACGTGAATAAAATTGGCGGAGATCATTATCATCAGTATACTGGCAAGCTAGGCGACGACGGTGCTTATACCAAATCCCCAGTAGCTGGTAAAAACGACATGGGCGGGACAACTGCTAACATCCTAAATACTGGAACTTCAAAAGAAACCAACACAATTGGAAAAGGCGGACAAGTTCAAGGTAATGGACATTTGTCACAATCCCCAAAGGATATGAATACTGGTAATGTAAATGTTCCAGGAGCTAGTGCAGCCAAGAGCTTCTATAAGAACAATCCAAAAGGACACGGAGCAGAGAAGAAAGGTTCCTTGTCAAGTGAAGATGGTGGAGTGAATAAGCAAAGCCCACTCAATGGCGCACCAAAAAGAGCCAAATAAGGAATAGGACTAAAGGATGAATTTACTACGTGAACACCTAACTTTCGATCAGGCAAGAGTTGTCGTTGAGGGTGCCAATGAGGGCAAAGACTTGTATATGAAGGGAATTTGTATACAAGGCGGAGTCCGTAACGCTAATCAGCGAGTGTATCCTGTAAACGAAATTGGTAGGGCTGTTAAAACCCTTAGCGAACAGATTGCAGGAGGTTACAGTGTTCTCGGCGAAGTTGATCATCCGGATGGCCTTACAGTCAATTTGGACCGTGTATCCCACATGATTAAAGAGGTGTGGATGGATGGTCCAAATGGCTACGGCAAACTAAAAATTCTACCTACCCCAATGGGAGGATTAGTTCGAACAATGTTAGAAAATGGTGTAAAGCTAGGCGTAAGCTCAAGAGGCTCAGGAAACGTATCAGAAGACGGCAGTGGTAATGTAAGTGATTTTGAAATTATCACAGTTGATGTCGTAGCTCAACCTTCCGCACCTGGAGCATACCCAACACCAATATACGAACATTTGATGAATCATAGAGGCGGTTACAAGGCACTAGAAATAGCAAAAGATAAAAAGGCACAAAAACACTTAAAAGAATCGCTGGTTAATATAATCAGCAGACTCCAATAACAGGAGATACAAGAATGTTGGAAGCTCTAAAAACACTATTAGAAAACGATGTAGTTTCTGAAAGTGTCAAGCAAGAAATTGAAGAGGCATGGAACGCAAAGGTTAAAGAAAACCGACAGGAAGTAACCGCTATGCTTCGAGAAGAATTTGCCCAAAAGTACGAGCATGATAAAACTGTGATGGTAGAAGCTATTGACAACATGGTTAATGAGCGACTAGAAGAAGAAATGGCAGAGCTAGCAGAAGATAGGCGACAACTTATTGATGCTAAAGCAAAGTATGTCAAAGGACTTCACTCACAAGGCACTGTACTTAAATCCTTTGTAAATGAGATGTTGAAGCAGGAAGTTACTGAACTACACTCAGATCAAAGGGAAATGGCAAAAAAGTTCCGTATGCTGGAAGAATTTGTTGTTGACTCACTAGCAAAAGAAATTACAGAGTTCCAAGTTGATAAGAAAGACTTGGCGGAGACAAAAGTTAGATTGGTACGAGAAGCCAAAACACAATATGGCAAGCTGAAATCTAACTTCGTAAAGAAAAGCGCATCTAAAGTATCTACAATGGTTGAACGAGTTCTGTCAAAAGAAATTGGACAACTTCGCGAAGATATTGAATCGGCACGCAAAAATGATTTTGGACGCAGATTGTTTGAAGCTTTCTCAACTGAGTATATGAATAGTTACTTGAATGAGAAGAGCGAAACTTCAAAACTTATGAAGGTAGTAGCTCTCAAAGATAAGCAACTTGACGAAGCTCGAGTAAAGATGAGTAAAGCAACACAAATGATTAGCAAACGCAATCAAGATTTGAAGAAAATTACAGAAAGTGTAAGTCGAAAAGAAATTATCGCCGAATTGGTTGAACCACTAAACAAATCAAAAAAGACTATTATGTTAGACTTGTTGGAAAGTGTTCAAACTGATCGACTAAAATCTTCCTTCGACAAATACCTACCGACTGTATTGAATGAAGACTCAAAACCAAAAACTAAAAAGGCAACGTTAACAGAAGGCAAAGAAATAACAGGCAACAAGAAAGTAAAAGACGAACCACAACAAACAGGTGCAAGGGATAATGTCATCGACATTCGCAGACTTGCAGGACTTAATTAAGGAGAAATTAAATGTCAGAATTGTTAGAAAGTCGCTGGCAGGATACCAAAGGAGCACTTCTTGAAGGCTTGCAAGGTATTAAGAAAAGCGTAATGGCAACAACACTTGAGAACACACGAAAGCATCTTATTGAGAGTGCTTCCGCTGGAACAACCTCAGCTGGTAACATTGCCACATTGAACCGTGTAATTCTTCCCGTTATTCGAAGAGTTATGCCTACCGTTATTGCTAACGAAATTATTGGTGTTCAACCTCTTACCGGCCCGGTAGGACAGATTCATACATTGCGTGTACGTTATGCAGATACATACGATAACGTAACAGCAGGTGAAGAAGCATTGACACCATGGAAAATTGCTACTTCCTACTCCGGTGGTGGAACTGATCCTGATGGAAAGCCACTCCCAACAGCGTCAATGGAAGGTATCGCTGGACGCAAGATGTCAATTCAAATCTTGAAGCAAACAGTTGAAGCAAAGACACGAAAGCTAAGTGCTCGTTGGACCTTTGAAGCAGCTCAAGATGCTCAAGCTATGCACGGAATTGATGTTGAAGCAGAAATAATGGCTGCTCTTGCACAAGAAATTACAGTTGAAATTGATCAAGAAGTTCTTCAAAGTTTGAAGGTTCTTGGCGGATCACCTTTGTTTGAATTCGATCAAACAATGACTTCAGGCGATGCTACATTCGTTGGTGACGAGCATGCCGCTTTGGCAGTATTGATTAACCGTGCTGCTAACGTAATTGCTCAGCGAACACGACGTGGTGCTGCTAACTGGGCTGTTGTAAGTCCTCTTACACTTACAATCCTACAGAGCGCAACTACAAGTGCATTCGCTCGCACAACAGAAGGAACATTTGAAGCTCCAACCAACACCAAGTTTGTAGGAACTTTGAATAACTCCATGAAGATTTATGTAGATACATATGCTCGTGACGATGCTCCTGTATTGATCGGATACAAAGGTACATCTGAAAGCGATGCTCCTGCATTCTACTGCCCATACATTCCATTGATGAGTTCAGGCGTTGTGCTTGATCCAGCTACCTTCGAACCAGTCGTTTCGTTTATGACACGATACGGATACGTAGAGCTGACAAACACTGCATCATCTCTTGGTAATGCTGCTGATTACTTAGGAAAAATTGGTATCAAGGATACTACCATTTCCTTTATGTAATACTGCAAAGTTGATAAATAAAATTAGGAGTCAATCATTGGCTCCTTTTTTTATGGGCTAAAAAATATGGCATACTCAACAGGCGTAATTGATCACTACGACAATCCCCGAAACGTTGGATCTCTAGACAAAAACGCACCTAATGTAGGCACAGGCCTAGTAGGAGCGCCAGAATGTGGAGATGTGATGAAGCTTCAAATACAAGTTGAAGACGGAAAAATAACTGACGCAAAGTTTAAAACCTTTGGATGTGGATCTGCGATTGCATCCTCCAGTCTAGCTACAGAATGGATCAAAGGAAAATCAGTAGACGAAGCGTTAGAAATCAAAAACACACACATAGTTGACGAACTCTCTCTACCTCCAGTAAAAATTCATTGCTCTGTACTGGCAGAAGACGCCATCAAACAAGCAATAGACGACTATAGAAGAAAGCAATGCACTGAAAATGGAACAATCGGAACCCCTGCCTGAAGGCGAATGGAACCTAGACGAAAACGACACAATTGGTATGACTCAGTACCGCTACAAAGACTTACCTAACTGGGCAAAACAACAACTCAAACCTCAACCTCACAAAAAAACAAAATAATCATTTCTAATATACGGCTAAATACAGTAACACATTATGACTCATTATGGTGATGAGTCATAATATCTATATTAGGAGAAAAAAATGTCAGGCCCACTAGGCGTATCAAAGCTAGCAGACAACCCAATCAAATGTCAATTCCACAATGGACAAGAGAGCGTTCAAGGATGGATCATTCGAAAGATTGGGAACCGTAAATTTAGATGTCAGGACGCTAACGGAAATCGAGCAGTATGCCATCTAGTCCAACATGAAGTTCGACAAATGAGCTCACTAACAGAAGGACAGATGATTATTAATGTCAAACTAAAAGACGGATCACTAGTACAAGTTGGCACACTCAAAAATAAAGTAATGACTATTGTTTCCTCTGACCCAAAACTCCATGGAACTCGACAACCTTGGAGCTTTGATACTAATCCAGGCTTTACAGCACCAAACGCAAAAGCTGAACCAAAGCCAGCACCAGCGGCTAAAAAAGAAGAGAAAACAATGTTTGAGCAAATCAAAGAAAAGGTTACAAGATCATCTGAAGAGTCTGAGCCTGTAAAAATGGAAGCACAAGTAGAAGAAGATAAGCTCTAATAAATATTATATTAGGAAGGAAGTCTCCCTATTATAGGACCAAATATGTCAAAAGTATTAAATGTAGAAAACGGTAATTACATTGTTAAGGTTGAACCTGGTGAACATATTATTCTAGATACATCTAGAGGACAAGTCAATACGGATAACGAGCTTATTGGTAAAGTTATTATCAATGGACAGTTAGAAGTAAAAGGTAAAACTACCACAATCAACTCAACAGATTTAGATATTAATGATAATATCATTGTGCTAAACAAATACAAAGATGGATCAGGAATTAGCACAGTTCTTGAAGGACAATCAGGGATTGAGATTGATAGAGGGTTCAACGGATCTCGAGTAAGAATGGTTTGGGATGAAGCTATTGCTTGGGAAATGGGAGGCGATAAAGGACAAGGAACTTTTAGATTTGAGGATCTTGGATATGGTACGCTACCAATTTATATCAATGGTATTAAATCGCCTGGAACACTTTTTATCGACGTTGGTAACGAAGTTATCAGTGTTACTAATAGCATTGATTATGAACGAAAGTGTTTCAATTACGTGGGTGCTGATATTGTTGATAATGGCAATGACGCCATTCTTGATGATGATAATATTCCTAATGTTCGTGCTCTAGTAGATTATATGTATTATGCCTTTGCTAATATTGGCACAGGTAGTATTATTTCTACTTACGATACTTCAGTCATTGCGTATGATTTTGACTTTGATGGTGATCCAAGCAGAGTTGAAGTTACTGTAGATGGCGATCTTAAAATGACATTTGATAACGATCACATTACTACAAGAGGATTGCAATTTACTGAAAATAATATTCACCCTGCTATGGCAGGAGGCAATTTAGAACTAACTGCCATAAACGGTGGTGTAGTTGTAGTGGATCACGTTATAGAAATACAAGAAATAGTACCTGGTAATACACCAACAAGACCCACAGAAGGTGTAAGATTATATACCTCAAAGGAAGGACCAGGTGACACAGGAATATACTACGTGAACAGACATGAAACAAGAGATGAGATTATAAGCAGGAATCGTTCACTGATTTTTAGTATGCTTTTTTAAGGATAAAATATGGCGGTTAAGAGTGTTAGATTAAGAAATGAGAATTTGGAATTATTAGTTGCACAACCAGGACAAACTCTGGCAGTTACAACTATTACGGTATGTAATAATAACTCAACTGAAAGTTCAAGTTTTGATTTGCATATTGTTGGAGCAGGCGATCCAGTTAGTGCTGGGCAAAATGATCCAAATGCTACCAAAGTTATCAATAATCTTACTTTAGCTCCTGAAGAAACTTTTACATTTGATACGGAAAAGATTGTATTAGGTGAAGGTGATAAAGTTGTTTTATTTTCTCAACCCGGCGTACTAGACGACCCTAGTTTAGTTCCTGGTAACCAGATGTTAACAGATTTAGGGGTGATGGTAAGCTATTTGGAAGTATAATGAGACTAATCAAAAATCAAACAACAAATGCTCGTGTTATTACAGGTAAAGGATTGAAGTATGATCCATTAACCCAAATCACCTCATTTGATGGAACTGTAATGCTTGTACCAAGAGGCACTACAGCAGAGCGTCCAATAGGTGTTGAAGGATACGTTCGTTATAATACAGACTTAATGAACTTTGAGTTCTTCCAAGATGGTGTATGGAGGCTAAACGGATATGATCAACCAACCTTTATCACCAACGAAGTATTCTATAGTGGATTTGATAAACAAGATGTAATGTTTGGACCACTAACTGATATACTTGATGATGGCGATAACGAACTAGACCCAAACAATACATTAGTGTTTGTCGATCAAAGATTCTTTACACCAAATCAAGATTATACTTTTATTAGTAATCCAACAGAAGTAGGAATAGGCGAAGAAGTCTCTGCTAATAGAATTGTAAAAGGTGTTGAATATCAAATTATTCAAACTGGTAATACAGACTTTACAGTATTAGGATCTGGAAACTCAGATGAAGAGACAATATTTGTAGCTAACTATACAACTACTGTTACGACAACAGCACAAGTACCTAACCCAACACCAGGCATGGTAGGCTATAACTTTGGGTACTCGGCAGATGTTGCTAACGGTATTAGCATTATAGGCGCCCCTAAAGAAGCATCAGCATCAGGTGAAGCAAGTGCTGGATCTGCATATCTATATGACTCAACAGGAACACAAATACAAAAAATAGTCAATCCAAGAGCAGTGGGTGATGCACAAGACGATCACTTTGGAGCTAGCGTAGCAATAAACAGTAATTGGGTTGCTATTGGATCTTGGAGAGATGATGATGTAGTAGCTACAGGTAACAAATCAGGTAGAGCATATGTTTATAGCCTCACAGCAATGACAGGAGCCCCGACTAACACTCTTACTAATCCAGATATATCCATTGGAGATGCTGAGGATTGGTTTGGGTATAGTGTAGCTCTATCAGAAACTCATTTAGTAGTAGGTGCTCCTAAAGCAGACCCTACTGGCAAAGCATACATATATGATTTGGCAGACTTGTCAAAACCGCGTTGGATATTAGAAAATCCAGTAGCAACAGGACAAGACTTTGGTGATGTAGTATCTATAAATGATGTATATGTTATGGTAGGAACACATACACAAGATGCAGTATATGTATTTGAAGTTGCTACTGGCGATCACTTATTTACAATTAACAACCCAAATAATAATAACACAGATATGTTTGGTTTGTCAATGGATATGTCAAATGAATTTGCCATTATTGGTGCTCCAAATTATGAGACACTTACTGGAGCTGGATCAGGTAGGATTTATATTTATGATATCAAAGGACATAGGCCTAATGTTCCAATATACGAGATAGTAAATCCAAATGCTTATGTGCCAGACGCAAACGACTTTTTTGGTTATAAGGTTGCGGTTTCAGATTATTTCTTTATGGCATCAGCTCATCAAGAAGATATTGCTGGCATAACTGATACTGGACGAGTTTATGTATTTGACACAGCAGATGGTGAACGAATTAATGATATTCTAAATCCAAATGTAATAGGTAGCGGAGATAATGATAGATATGGATCCTCATTGGCTGCTGATGGCGAGTTTGCTATTGTAGGCGCATATGAAGAAGATGATATATTAGGAGGCAACGGTAGTGGAGCATTTTACATTCACGAAATTACTGGCAAAGGTAGAGGTAACGGACTTGTAAGAAGAACAGGTACCTTTATACAATTTGCTGAACCACTTAATACAGCCGCAGTTACCAAAATAAGAAATCCTGATGGAACAATAAAGATAGACTTTGACTTTGATGTCAATAACTTGAGAATTACACTGATATATCTAAATCAGAAAACAGTTACTGGAATTATATAAGAGGAATGATGAATGGCAAAAAATAAATGGTCGGTATCTTTAGATAATGACAATCACTTAAAATTCGCTTATGGAGATCAGTCTTCCGTAACATTATCTGAAACGGGCGAGGTTATAAATTCATTCTCTACAATGGAACCTATAAATGCTATTGAGCATTTATATGACATTCCTAATAGAGATGACGCAAAAGTAACTCCTTTATTATTGTTACAATCTCAAGGTGACGAAACATTTAGATTTGTTCCTACCTCTTCGCTCAATATGCAATTAGATGAATTAGTTGATATTGATTTTTCTAATGCTGCTGTCACAGACACTGTATTGATTAGTGATGGTGACGGAACTTATAGTTTTAGAGATACATTATTTTCTCATCTAAAAGATATAGATCATACAACAGCAGGTAACAACGGATTTGTTCTAACAGATGTTGGAACAGGTATATGGGAATGGCAACAACCAGAACTAAAAAAATTATTTGATGTAAACCTTGAAGCACAGGATATACTAAAAGAAAATGATCCAACAGACACCCCAGGACTTGTTCTAACTACAGATGGAGTAGGCGGATTC